CGACATGGGCAAAGTTGAGACGCGCGAGTTTACAACCACGATTGAGCTTCGGGCTGAGGGTGACGGCAACACGTTTAGCGGTTACGCGGCCTTGTTCAACACTGAAAGTTTGCCACTCCCATTCACTGAAGTTATTGCGCCTGGTGCATTCAAGCGTTCTCTGCGATCACGTAACGATGTCAAACTCTTGTGGAATCACGACAGCTCGATGCCACTCGCATCGACCAGAAGTGGCACAATGACTTTGGTGGAAGACGAGCGCGGTTTGAAGGTGACTGCGACACTCCCTCAGACTTCAGCCGGAAATGATGCCCGAGAACTTATCCAAAAAAATATTGTTGATGCGATGAGCTTTGGATTTTCTGTACCGGCTGGCGGTGATTCTTGGTCGAATGATGGTTCGACTCGCACACTCAAGTCAGTTCGGCTGCATGAGGTGAGCATTGTCGCATGGCCTGCCTACGAGGCGACTGGTGGCACGGTGAGCGTGCGTGCGCTTGACAAAGTGGCGCAACGGGCTGAGGTTGATGCTGACGCGTTACAAGACGTTTTGACGCGCATTGAAGATGGGGCGGATAGTCTCACAATGGATGACCGCCGGTTGCTTGAGCAAGTTCTTGATCGGCTCGCACCAGCGGAACAAGCTGACGAAATTGTGGGAGACCTTGACTTGCTTGCGCTCAAAAAGAAGAAGCTCAATATTTTGGAGAACTACTAATGGGCGAATATTAATTGCTGAACGAACGTCAGCAAGAACAGGCTAATGACCTTGCTGAACTTAGCGTTGAGTATGGAAAGTTTGACCAGAGCACGGGTGCTGATGGGGCGCACTACGCGCCAGCAAGTGCAAACCCTTTCAAGGCTCAAGGGCTGATGTGTTCCAACTGTGTTTTCTATGACGAGTTGGGCGGTTGTCAAATTGTTTCGGGCGTTATCGAGCCGGAAGCGGTTTGCAAACTGTGGATCATTCCCGAGGTGATGATTCTTGAGGCTGAGGCTCAGGCGCAGCGTTCACTCGATATTGCGAAGCGCAAGTTGAAACTGCACGTTCTTTGACGTATTCTTTTGAGGCATGACGCTCGGGTGCTGGACTCGGGCGTTTTGCTTTTCGGCGTGTCTCTTACACGCTTTTAGTTAGGTAAGCCTAACCTAATAAGGATTCAGCGTTAGCGCGGTCACGGTTCAGAGTCAGCTCGACCAGTCCCCTATCAATCTTTGACTTAAGGAGTCACCATGAGCGAGTTTATCCGTTCACAGGCCGAGACGAAGGCGAACCTGGTTCACCAAATCCGTGCCATCATCGACACCGCCGAGGAGCAGAAGCGCGGCCTCACCGGTGAAGAAACCGCCACCATTGACCGTCTCGAAATTGCCATTGATGACGCACAGCGTTCCATCGAGGTTGCTGAGCGCACCGAGGTTCGTCGTGCCGAAGCCGAGCAGGCTGCCGGTTCGTTCGTTCCTCAGATCATTGAGGCTCGTTCGGAAGCAGACATTTTCCGTGCCCTCGCATCGGGTGAGCTTCGTTCGCACGAGTTTGAAAAGCGTGCAACGCTGGTCAACTCGACTGACACGGTTCCCGTTTCGTTCTACGACCGTTTGTTCATGATTGCACGTAAGGTTGGGCCGTTCCTCGACCTGGCTGACGTGATCGTGCGTTCGAGTGGTAATGACCTGCGTCTGCCGGTTATGAGCGCATACAGCACGGCAACTGTTACGACGGCTGGTTCTGCTCTCACGCAGAGTGAACCGACGTTCACGAGCATTCTGCTTTCGCCCGTCAAGGCAGGCTTCCTCGCACTTGTGTCGAACGAACTCATTACGGATCAAGGGTTCGATCTTACCGGCAGTATTGCCGAGCAGTCGGGCAACGCAATCGGCACCTGGGCAAACGGCACGGTTACTTCGACTGTTGTTGCTGCCGCTGGTTCGGGTGTGGCTTCGGGTTCGGCTGTCCTCACGGGTGATGCACTCATTGACCTGCAGTTCTCGGTGGATGCCGGTTACCGCACGGCGAATGGTGCTGGCTACATGGTCAATTCGACAACCTTGGGTCAAATGAGGAAACTTAAAGACTCCGTCGGAGCTTACCTGTACCAGATTGCCAACGGAGTTGGTGCTCCTGACACGTTCGCTGGTCGCCCCGTCTACGAGAACCCTTCGATGTCGTCTGTTGGTTCCGGTGTCAAGTCGGTTCTCTACGGTGACTACAAGGGTGTTGCGATCACGCACAACAACGTGCAGGTGGCTACGAGCCAGGATGCATATTTCAGTCAGGACGTCACGGCCTACCGCACCACCTTGCGACTGGCGAGCGGTCTCAAGTCCTCTGGCGCGGTGAAGTACCTCACCACCAGCTAATTCGTTAGCGTGTAAGGAAGTCCCCTGCCCGTTTGGGTGGGGGATTTTCTTTGCTATAGTTTTCTCACCTGCTGTAAACACCAAGAGGTCGCGGTTTGGCAGGTGGCCCGCCTCGGTGTGAGATTCCCCTTGCCCTTATCGGGTGAGGGGTTTTCTTTTGTGTAGGCTTGATGCATGGGTAAGGAACGCGAGCAAATCAACGGTGCTATCGCTTTGGCATCAAACTCACCGGGAATCCCGACGGGCTACGGAACACAAGGGGCACAATTCTTAGAGCGTGCCCTACGTCACGGCATCAAGTGCGCGAGCCTGAGCAACTACGGGCTAGAAGGCAACATTGGCACGGCCAAAGTCGGCAAGCATCAAATACCGCATTACCCGAAAGGATTTCATCCGTACTCTGCCGACGTGCTCCCCGGATGGTTCCAGCACTTCGACAAGTCACACAACCGTGAAACGGTGCTGATGACGCTTTACGACGTGTGGGTGTTTGAGCAAATGGCAAACACGTTCAAGTCTGGTGGCAAAGATATTCCTATCGTGTCTTGGGTACCGTTGGATCATGTTTCATTGCCTAATCAGGTTGCCTCGTTCTTGCGCCGCTCAAACGTGACCTCGGTGACGATGGCACCTCACGGGCAACGCCAGCTCGAAAAAGCTGGTATCGAGTCAACCTACATTCCGCACGCGATTGACATTCACACTTACAAGCCGACGGAGAAAATGAGCCTGGTTGACATGACGGGGCGCGAATACATTTTGGGCGACAAACAAGACGTGTTCCTCGTCGGCATGGTGAGCGCAAACAAGGCTAACGGGATGGTGCACCGTAAAAGTTTTGCGGAGAACTTTGCCGCGTTCGCATTGTTCCGCAAACTTCGGCCCGACGCGGTTTTGTATGTGCACGCCGATCCGTCGCCGGTGATGGGAGGGTTCACGTTGCCTATGCTCGCGCAAGCGTTCAACCTTGAACCGGGCGCGCTTATTTTCCCCGACCCGGTGCGACATCGCCTCGGGTATTCTGACGTGGACATGGCGGCACTCTATACGGGCATGGATGTTCTTTTGCACGCGAACATGGGCGAGGGTTTTGGTCTCACGAGCGTTGAGGCGCAAGCGTGCGGAACACGAGTTGTAACGTCATCGTGGGCTGCGTCGCCCGACCTTGCTTCTGAAGATTGTTTCTTAGTTGAGGGTCAACCGTGGTGGAACGAGCAACTCAAGGCCGTGTCTCAGGTGCCGAACGTGACTTCGATTGCGAACGCGCTTGACCTTGCCTATCAGACCGGCGGCGGTCACTCGGAAAAGTCGCGCGAGTTTGCCTTGCAGTTTGACGCTGACAAGGTGTGGGATGAGAAGTGGCTGCCGTTTTGGAGAAAGGTTTTCGCATGATTCCGTTGTTGGGTGTGCCGACGTTGACGCGCCATGACTTGTGTGACCGGATGCTGGCAAGCATTGATTATCCGGTGCAAGATTTGCTCGTGATTGATAACAAACCGAACGATTGGGAACCGAAGAAGCCTGGACTCGTGCAACGCCTGCATCACGTACGCCTTCCGCAAAATCTTGGTGTTGCCGGATCGTGGAACCTGATTATCAAGTGTTCACCGTTTGCCCCGTCGTGGCTCATTGTGAATGATGACGTCGTGTTTGAGCCGGGCGCACTTGGGATTATGGCTGGTGCGTTGCGTTCTGACGCGTTGCAGTTTATGGAGGTGCAACCGAAGTGGGCGGCATTCGCTATCGGTGAGGATGTGGTGCAACGGGTGGGCTTATTCACGGAACTTTTGCACCCGGCATATTTTGAAGATAACGATTTCGAGCGACGGGCTAACGCGCTTGACATTGATATTGAGCAGGTGCCAGCGCGAGTGTGGCACGACAACTCATCAACGTTGCAGTCGGGTTTTGACATTCTGAACCACAAGAGTTTCAAGGCAAACGCCGAAACGTATAACGCGCGATCCGTTGGCGAAATTATGACCGGCGGCGAATGGGATTTGGCGATTCGTCGGGACTTGTCATGGGATTAGTGACCGTTGTTGCTACCGCGCCGGGGCGTGAACAGTGGCTTGCACAGTGCATGGCGAGTTTGGGTGGGCGTGAGGTGCTGGCGGTTTCGCTTGAGCATGGTTACGAGTTTGGTAAAATCGAGTGGGTTTACCGAAACACGACGCTTGACCGTTTCTTATTTCTGCAAGACTCTGCCGAAGTGTTGTCTAACGGGCTGTGGGGCAGGCTGGAGGAGTTTCCCGGCTCGGTTGCCCTGCTAGGTGACCCGAGTGTGTACGGGTCTTATATGGGCGTGTATGAGCGCAAGGTGCTTGACAAGCTTGTGGGCTGGCCGTTAGTTGACTCGAAGATGGGCGCGATTGCCAACGAGATCATGTGGACTCGTGACTATTCAGACAAGGCAGGCGGTGCGCCGGTTTTGTTTCCGGAGCTGACCGACGCGAACGGGCACGTCGTGGAGCATTTTGGGCGCGAGAACCTAGTGCTAGAAAACCAATACTTTCGCAAATATAAAGGCACATGGCGATGAGGGTTGAGGGGTTGACGTTCGGCGGTGAGCTGGACTTGCTCGAAGGTCGGCTAAACACGGTTGACGCGGAGTTGTGGGTGATTGTTGAGGCTGACAAGACATTTACGGGAACGCCGAAGCCGTACACGCTTGCGGAGAATTGGGAACGTTTCGCGCCATTTCATGACCGCATGAAATACGTTCAGGTCACGATGCCCGACCTTGACCCTTGGGGCTGTGACTTTTGGCAGCGCGATCAGGTGGGCGCGGTTCTTGAAACTCTGAACCTTGCTGATGATGACCTGGTGGGGTTGTTTGACGTTGACGAATGGCCCGACAGGTGGGTTGAGAATCTTTGCGCATGGAATATGCCGAAGCATCACATGGCGTTGCATTGGTTTCACAAAATGGAGCTGACGGGCGTGATGGGGCGGTGGGAGCATTTTCGCGGTCAATCGGTGAACTCGATGCGCTGGTCTCGTAACTCGTTGCCAATTGTTGAGGGCGGTTGGCACTTTACGTCTATGGGAGACCTTGACTACCTGATCCGCAAGGTGCGCGGTTTCGCTCATACTGAGCTTGTGAGTGAACGCCTTGACGATGAGTTGGCGCATTGTTGGACTCATGGGCATGATTTGGCTGACGATTGGTTCACGCAACTTGACGATTTGAGCACGCTCCCGAAGTGGGCGCAAGACGGCAAGTTTCCTAAAGATTGGTACAGACTAAGACCATGAAAGTTCTCACCATTGGCACGTTTGACCTGTTGCACCCTGGACACGTTGCGTTACTCGAACGATGTGTGGAGTTGGGCGGCGCACGCGCTCACGTTTCCGTCGGGGTCAATACTGACGATTTCATAAAACGCTATAAGGGGCGTTACCCGGTCATGTCGCTTGTTGAGCGTTTGGAAATGTTGCGCTCGATCCGTTGGGTTGATGAGGTGCTAATCAACAAGGGAAATGAGGATTGCAAACCGCTCATCGATGAGGTGCAACCTGATTTGTTGGTGGTCGGTTCCGATTGGGTTGGGCGCGACTATTTGAAACAAACGGGTATCACGCGTGAGTATTTGGAGGCGCGAAACATTGCGCTAGTTTTTTTGCCGTACACGGAGGGGATATCGTCTACCGCGATACGGGCACGGCTAAAATAGGCTCATGATTACAAACGGCTACTGCACAATTCAGCAGGTAAAGGATGCGCTCCGCATTTCTGATGCCGTTGACGATTCCTTGCTGGAACTGAGCATTGAGGCGGCGTCGCGCGAAATTGACGCGTACTGCCAGCGCGTGTTTTATCCGATAACCGCGACGCGCACGTTTGAGCCACAATCCTCATATGTTTGTGAAATTGATGACCTCATCTCTGTGACGTCAGTCAAAACGTCTACAGACAACACGTGGGATACGGTGTGGGGCGCGAACGATTACCAGCTAGAACCGACTAATGGCATTGTTGGCGGTCTTGCTCAGCCATATACGCAGATTCGTGCGGTAGGAAACAACATTTTCCCGTATGGCATTTTTGTGCAACCTATGATTCGACCAAATACTGTGCAGGTTGTTGGAGTTTTTGGTTGGTCAGCGGTTCCCCTTGATGTTCGTATGGCCTGTATTTTGCAGGCGCAAAGGCTTTTCAAGCGATTTGACAGCCCATTGGGCGTAATCGGCGGCATGGGTGATTTAGGGTCAATCCGTGTGAGCCGGGTTGACTCCGACGTGCAGGCACTTCTTGCGCCATACATGAAGGTAACGTTCGCGTGAGCATCACACTGATTCGTCAAGGCTTGGGAACAAACCTGGCGACGATTCGGGGGCTTCGTGTCGCGGAGACTATTCCAGATCAGGTGAACCCACCGCAAGCGGTTATCAGTTTGCAGTCTGTCGCTTATGACGGGGCATTGCGCGGCGGTCTCACGACATATACATTCATGGTCACGGTCATTGTGGGCCGTATGTCGGAGCGCACGGCACAGCGTGTTCTTGACGGCTACATTTCACCCGGTACGGGCGCAATAAAGAACGCGATTGAGTCTGACAAGTCTTTGGGCGGTTCTGCCTTTGATGTGCGTGTTGAGGCTATGAGTTCGGTTGGAAGCCTTAGCATTGGGGAAGTCAATTATTTGGCGGCTGATTTCACCGTCACCGT